TTTCCCTGGACAAGGGGTAACGGTGTTTGGACAAAAGACATTACAGAAAAAAGCAAGTGCTTTAGATAGAATCAATGTAAGACGACTACTAATCAAGGTTAAGAAGTTTATTGCTTCTTCATCAAGATTCTTAGTGTTTGAACAAAATACTGCTCAATTAAGAAAACGATTCCTAAATATTGCGAATCCATTCTTAGAACAGGTTCAATCACAAAGTGGACTGAATGCATTTAAAGTTGTTATGGATGATACTAATAATACACCAGACACAATTGATAGAAATCAATTGGTTGGTCAAATATTCTTACAGCCTACAAGGACTGCTGAGTTTATTATATTAGACTTCACAATACAACCTACAGGTGCTACATTCCCTGAATAAAGAATAATCAAAAAAATGTCATAAAATAAGAGAGGCAATAGAAATATTGCCTCTTTTTTTTTAATTGTTATATATTTATATGTGTAAGAAGATACTTATTTAATTATTAACATTTAAATGAGAAGCAACAGGAGAAAATAGATGGCAACTTTAATTGAAGCTAATGAGATAATGTTTACGGCGTTTGAGCCAAAGTTAAAAAATAGATACACAATGAATCTAAATGGAATACCAGCTTATTTGGTAAAAACTATGGCGAGACCGGCAATATCATTTGAAGAAGTTGAGTTAAATCATATTAATGTTAAGAGATATGTACACGGAAAGGCTACTTGGGAACCGATAGAGGTAACTTTATATGACCCAGTTGTCCCTTCAGCTGCTCAAGGAGTTATGGAATGGATTAGATTACATCACGAATCTGTAACAGGTAGAGATGGATACTCAGATTTCTATAAGAAAGATGTAGACTTCCAAGTACTTGGTCCAGTTGGAGATGTAGTTGAAGAATGGAAATTAAAAGGATGCTTCATACAAGCAGCTAATTTTAATGATTTAGACTTCTCTTCAAGTGACCCTGTTGATATATCTTTAACACTAAGATATGATTATGCAATACTTCAGTTCTAATATAGAACGAACATAATATTGAAACCCTTAATACTGAATAAATATTGAGGGTTTTTTTATTTTATATATATTTATATATGAATAAGTTATAGAGGTTATATGAAAAGTTTTAATGAAATAATTAAACAAGTTTTAGAACACGAGGGTGGTTATGTAAATGACCCGAAAGATTTAGGTGGTGAAACTAAGTATGGTATCACTAAAAGGTTTTATCCAGAGTTAAATATAAAAGAACTCACAATTGAAAAAGCTAAACAAATCTATAAAGATGATTATTGGGATAAAAATCGTGTTGAATCACTTCCACAGAATCTATGGCATATCTTCTTTGATATGTGTGTAAATATGGGAAGAAGAACTGCAGTTAAAGTATTACAAAGAGCAGCAGTTAATCGTGGGAAAGATATAGAAGTTGATGGTGGTTTAGGGCCAGCAACAATAAAAGCACTTAAAGGTGTAGAATTAGACAGAGTTAGAGCTTATCGAGTTAAGTTCTATGTAGATTTAATAACATCTAAACCAGAACAAGAAAAGTTTTTCTTAGGATGGTTTAGACGAGCAACTGAAGTTTAAACTAGGAGAAGTAAAATGGCAACAACTAACGAATTATACGAACAAATAGAAGGCTTATTTGAAGACTTTCAAGCAAACCATAATGTATTTACCGAAAAAGGTAACAAAGCAGCTGGTGGTAGAGCTAGAAAATCTTTAGGCGAGATTAAAAAATTAGTTACAAGTTACAGACAAACATCTGTATCTGAATCAAAATCATAATCGGAGGTCATAATGACTAAAAGTCAAACAACACAAGAAGAAGTAAAAGAATCTAAATTTCCGAGTGAAGTAGTAGATTTACCAAGTGGTGGTAAAATTTATGGAAAAGAGTCTCCTTTATATTCAGGTAAAATTGAAATTAAATATATGACAGCTAAAGAAGAAGATATTTTAACTTCAGCTAATCTTATTAAAAAAGGTGCAGTACTTGAAAAATTAATGGATTCATTAATATTAACACCAGGTGTTACAACAAAAGATTTAATTCTTGGAGATAAAAATGCAATTATGGTGGCAATTAGAATTTTAGCATACGGTCCAGAATATGAAACAGAAATAACTAGTCCAACTTCTGGAAATAAAATAACACATAAATTTAATTTAGCTGATTGTCCATTCAAAGATTTACCAAAAGATGTAGATTATTCATTAAATGAATTTTTGTTTAAATTGCCAATTGGGAAACAGGCTATCAAATTTAAACTTATTACAGGTATAGAAGATGATAGAATAGATAATGAATTAGAAGCAAAGAAGAAGATTGGTCATATGATAACTACTGGAATTACAAGTAGATTAAAACATATCATAATCGATTGGGATGGTGAGACTGATACTAACAAGATAGGCTCACTTGTTGAAAATATGTTAGCAAGAGACTCTATAGCGTTAAGGAATGAGATAGCAAGAATATCACCAGATATTGAAATGAAGCAAGAAGTTATGTTTGAGGAGGGCGATACGGTTGAAGTGGATATTCCACTAACCGTTACATTTTTTTGGCCTGGCTCCTAGTCACAAACCAGCTATACATAAAGAAATATTTGATATTTGTTACTACGGAAAAGGTGGCTTTACACATACTGATGTTTATGAAATGCCAGTTTATTTAAGAAAATGGTATTATAAACAGCTAAATGAGACTTATAAAGACGAAGCCGAACAACAAAAAAAACAAAATAAAAAGTCTTCAAAGCCTTCAAGAGCAGGTATTTCTAGGTAAGTATTTTTCGATTTTCTTATATTTATAGTAGAAGATAAATGGTTATATGAAAGTCTATAATTGTTTTAACTATATTAGGGAATGATACATGCCAACAGCTGGCCAGATAAAAAATCAGAATAAAGCATTAGATGAACAACTAGACATTATGTCTTCGTTGGCAGCAACAGCAGCCGATTTTGAAACATCAGCTGGTTCCGCACTTAAATATTTTGGAGGTATATCAGATAAGTTAAAAGATTCGGGTAAAGACTCTT